AATCGGCCGGTTGAATGGTAAACTCGCGGTCTACAACGCCATGCCCCTAGTGCCCCCCATTGAGAATGAGCACGATTTAAATGTCAGAAAAGCAATCCGTTAGCCAAAAAGAGCAGTACAACCTGAATGTAAGCCACCAATAATCACAACTCTCTGAATTGCAATATTTTATTTTTATAACAACGGGTTGCGACACACACCCAAGCACACCAAGATACCCCAAGCTACACATTTGATGCCCTTTTTTTGCCCTTTTTCTATCAGTTTGCCCCAAATTTGCCCCTGTGATCATTACATGACCGGTCATCAAATAACCGGCAGATCATCCCACTCACAACTCCGCATATCGTTCACGCAGTACATCACCACGCCAAACACCTCGATCCCCTCTTCAGAATCTTCGTTACCGAGTTCAGTTTCCCGGCCTGAGCCGTCCAAAAACTCGAGCGCTCGATACGGATAAAGGCGAAGCCGGCGTAGTACATGTGCGCCCTCCTCGGCGGCTACGATAATACTGCCGTGAACCGGTGTCGCCGACGAATCGACAACAAGCAGCGCGTCAGCGTGTATCCCAACTGCAAGCGCCTGGCCAGCCGCCCGCAGGAAATACGTTGCGCTAGGCTTGGATATGCAGATCTCATCAAGACTCAAGCGGCGCTCAACGTAGTCTGCTGCCGGACTAGCAAATTTTGGCATTCCCATGGTGTTTACCTCACAACAAAATACTGTATGCATACACAGTATAATCGTAAGAAAAAACCGATGTGAAGATCGATTCGCACCGTAAATGGTAGGTGTCTGATCGATAAAGAAAGATAGTGTTCTTGCTTCACCCTATACCCAGAGAGAGCATTTTATATTGTAAACATGATACCGAAATTATGAATTTTTAGTGTTTGACTTCCTGAAGTCATGAATAAATGCTATAATTTAATACAATAGACACACTGGAATATATCTAACTCAATGGACTGTAACGATGTTTGAATATTTTTTCTACTCATTAAAAAAGACAATTTCACCAGCAAAGGCTAGGTTAATATTCAATAACACATGCATTTCAAAAAGAAAAAAACACAAAATAATCTCAAAGTCTGGAGTAAAAATATCAAGAAAAGCTAATATCATGATTCCATTTTATTACGAGTATGGAAACATAGAGATCATTGGTGATGTATTTGTAAACGCTAACTGTACCTTTCTTGATGATGAAAAAATAATTATCAACGATGGCTCTATGATTGGCCCAAACGTAACATTATCGACCGTAAGTCACCATGTAACTCCTGAAAATAGACATGATAAAAACATCACTGCTCCAATTACTATAGGGGAAAACGTCTGGATATGTGCCGGCGCTGTTATCCTTCCTGGAGTTACTATAGGTGATAACAGTGTCATCGGCGCTAACAGCGTAGTTAATTGCAACGTGCCAGAAAATACTTTATATGCTGGCACGCCAGCGGTATTTAAAAAGAATTTATAATTTAGCTGGCCGGTTTTTTCGGCCAGCCATCCTTATTATTTCCATCTATTCTGTTTACCTGTACCCTATACTTCCTCCATTCAAGTAAAGTAGCTTTTTCGCTTTCTGTTGCCATTCCCATATCTATCGCGTCACTAAGAATAGAAATTCTTTCAGACGCTTCATTTAGTAAGTACCTTTTTGTTTCTTCCATCTGTATTGTTTCAATATCAATTTCACTCTCAATGTAATCATTACCATCCCAAACGTAACCACTTTCCGCTTTGGAAACAATCACCTTACCAAATTCTCCAGCCCGCGCTTTTTCATATATTTCTCGCCCGTGCTCTGTCGAATCATTTGGCATTGCTGTAAATGATAAAGGTTCTTCCGATATAGTTGGGAAAATCACCTCGCAATCGATATAACTCTCTATATTTGTAGTTCTACATTTCTTAACTTCTTTATATTCCATCATGACACCCTCACAAATAAACTGACACCATAATGCCTGTTGCCACCCTCACTATCAGAAATACATAACCCCAAGCATTTCCATGTCCCTCCTAACTGCCCCTCCGCGAAGAGAGCAGCCCAGTTACCACCCGCGGGATAGCCGGTAACTCCGGATGGCGATATATTAGAACCAGACACTAGCTCGCCATAACCAACTCTGGAGTTTTGAGGGTTCAAACGTGCAAATGCGAGACTGCCAATCGCATCAGTATTAACCTGTACGGGTGGCTGCGGGCGTTGTGGGCCATAAGTATTGTTATTTAACCAGTTACTGAGATACCCTCCCCAAACAGATCCCCAAATGTTACCGTCCTGATGGTATCGGGTTCCGGTTGACATTGTGATTATTGGATAAGTACCATTCAGCGCAAGTGATCCATCATTCTTAAAGGATGGGTAAGCATCTAATCCACCAGAGTGTATATGGAAAGATAATGTTCCGTATTGACCTACGGTCTCAAGATAATAAATATCGGCATACTGATCGCCCGAACCTTGAATGTGTAATCCATTGGACTGGTTATAATTTTGCCCATTATTTGTGTATGGGTAGACTCCTGTCTTATTTATATATCCAGTGTAATTGACCGAGAAACCTGTACCTACATTTATGGAGCCGTCACTGGTGGAGACAGCAAGCGGTCGCAGGTTATTAAATGTCCCCCACTGGTCACCAGCATTGGTGAGCATAAGATAGAGGGCATTGCCGTCATTACGCCAGAATGTACCGTATTGACCTGCAACGATCCTATAGGTGTCGGTATAAGTCGAACCTAATGCGCCACTCATTCTGTCACCGCTTTTCTTGACCGCGCCGATGACGTCAGCCGTAGGCGGGTTTTTGACGGTATAAGCCTCTGTCCAAATCACACCATTTGCCGGCAAGTTTGAATACCCGAAAAACGCCCGACCGCTATTTTGCACCGCCAGATAACTCGTTGAGGGACCACCGTCACACGGCAGACTTATCACGCCATAAACATTAGGACCCGGTGCATTGGCCGATGCGCCGTTAATGCGGTAAACCATGGCAACGTTATTGTAAGCATTATCACGATGCTGCGGCCCCATGCCCCAACCGTACGCCGGAGGCGATGCCCAGTCAGACCACGGGCCATCTTTGCCGTTCCAGGGACCTGTCAGCCCTCTCACGAACTTTTGACGCGTGCTGTAAGTCGTATATTCCTGCTGACAACCATAGGCACTGGGGGTGACCAACAGCGTGCCAGCCAGATTTGCCGGGTAGTGCTTGTCCGTCGTTGCCCCAGCGTTCTGCGTCTGGCAATACACCCCCTCCTGCCCCGTTGCACCCAGAATGTTAAGATCCACAGTTAGTGCATTGGGATACACCGGCAATGCACCAACATCGAGTGCCTTCAACGTAACATTGCCACCTACATCTGGGCCAATAGCGTTTACCGACCGGACTGAGCCAACATCAGTAGTCGGGTTGAGAACAATGAATCGCCCCTGATCTGCATTGAACACGGCCAGGAAAGGATTCTTGGCAACGATATCCCCCGCGCGTAATGGCGTGTTGCTACCCTTCACCAACGGATAAGTTCCCATCACACGGCCGCCCATCGTCAACTGCAGCGTGCTGGCACCGGTATTGTTCAGGGTGGGGTAAATGAGGATCGGCGTTTTTAATGCCCATTCCGTCGAGCCATTCAGGAAGAATGTTGCCGGCAGCGCCAGCGTTAACCCGTTCGCCGTACCGCCGGCCACCGCCGACGTGTAATGGCCGCTTTGCAGTTGCTCAATCTGGACGAACTGATTTTCTGAACCGCGTGTCGCAAAGTTGGCGATCACATCGTTCAGGGACCAGCCCTTCGCCGCGGTGCCCTCCTGACCACGCACTACCGTCAGCATATCGTTGTTGACTGCGGTAAGGTGGCAAACTTCGAACACGGTTTCTTTCGCATCCGTGAGCGTAATTTTCGCGTAGACCTTGAGGGGGTTTGAGTCGTTGGCGTAGTCGTAAGTGAGCAGTCCCGCGAACAGCGCGCCCGCGCCTGGCATCACCTGTATTGTGGTCTGAGTCGCCGTAATATCAGCTGCCAACGACGACACGACGTTGTTTCCAAATCCAATAATCATTGTGCAACCACCGTTACAGAGTAGGTATAAACAAAGGGGAGCTTGACCAGAGACTGGCTGATCGCATCTTTCAGGAAATAGCCGACGCCATCGCCATAATCGGGGATCGTGATGGTGAACACGCCGTTATTGACCGTCACGCTGATGTCGAAGGTGCTTTGCAACGGCGGATCGATGCCATTCGCGCCATGAATAAATCGCGCCAGGCGGCGCTTGAGCCAGTCGATACAAAAGTGCGAGCCGTCACCTTTATAAAAATTCCAGGTCAGGATCCGTTTAAAATAATCATCGGGTACGTATGACGACGAGCCCGGTACGTAATTTTTCAGGCCGGCATAAGGAATGGCGTTGTACTCGATGGTGTTATAGGCACCGCGGGCGATCGCATCCTCCGATATTTGCAGTAATGGCCGCCCTTCCCCGTAAATGCCGAGCGCTATCCAGTCCAGCAACTCCCCCGTGATGGAGGGAGAAGTCCAGCACGGCAAATTAAGCGCATTGAGGTAGTCGAGATATCCCTGCGCCAACGTGTTATAGGCGGTGAAGAACGCGACGATGTTGGGATCGGCGTTATATTGCGTATACGGGTAAGCAGGAATGATTTTCTCAATTAGAGCTTGCATATTGCTTCACCTGTATTTGTGCCGCCGAGGTGGAGAAATAGGCGTAGGTGTCGCCATAAACCAGGCTTGACTCCGGTGCGGGTGGTTTTATTGCGCCGTTGATCCCGATTTGCACCTGGATCATGGACAGCAGCGACGCGGCAACGAGCCCCTCAACCGATTTCAGAAAAATGTCCTGTATCTGGAAAATGTTTATCGGCTGGCCAACGGCGATAGCATTAACGTAATCGGCGATATTCTGCTGCACCGCTTTTGCAACGCCAGCCGGATCGATGTAGGTCGTCGACGCTGAGTTCCAGGTGATCAGCACCACCACGTTTTGCGACGATGGCACCACGAAAGGCACCTGATAGACGTCGGGGTAGACCGTTACCGGTATGGTTTTCTTTTCCACCTCCGCCCCCGATGGATTCGATACATCGTTGGTCAAAATGGAAATATCCGGCACTGCTTTATAAATCGCATAAGCGACTTCATAAGGATCTCCGCCACCAACAACAGCCACCCATTTTCCGAGCGTTGCCTGGCGGAACGAAATCAGGTTTTCCTGTACGCCGTTCACTTTTTTCAGCGCGGAGCGGTAGCAGTCGGGCGTGCCTTGCACACCGAACATCCCGGCCTGCATCACCTGAGCACGATACGACGCGGGGCTTTGTTCGTCCGTCCCCGGCAGCCCCGCCGTCAGGTTGGTGCAAGTTACCTGGTACGACTCCGGCACGGAGGTTTTCACCTGGTTAACCGTGCCTGCCGGCACCGCCCATATTCCCGTCGTGGTGGCCAGACAATACACCGGCTCGGTTTGCCCGCTGTCGGGGATCACCGTGTCCCGTCTCACGGTATACAAATAGGTGCCATCCCCAACGGTAAACCCCTTTTGAATACCAAAGCCGGGCGGCCCCGAGAATACGACATACACCGAAGTGTTCGTCCCTTCCCCCTGCTGCACGCCGTAGATGGCTCCCAGCTGTTTCAGCAGGTGAACGTTCGCACCGTAAGGGCTGCAAGAATTGATCAGATCAACGCGCGCCTGGTCGCAAACCAGCAGCGCGCCGACGCTGGTGCTGGTCATGTCCTCAATCAATGAACCCGGTAAATCGGTCGTGATCCCAGGTGAAAGCAGCGTCGCCGTTTCTATAACCTGCTGGCGCAACTCTTCCGCCGTTTTGGCAACGGGGCCGGTAATATCATAAATAACGGGTAAATCGCTCATACATACACCTTCGCCACTATTTTCGAGCCCGAGTTGGTGATAACCGAAATGTCGTACACCGGCGGATCAACTTCGGTCAGTGCAATCTGAAGTGAAGAAAAATGGCCGCTGAATTGCTGCTGCAGCCGGTTCACGTAAAAGGTGGGGATAATCTGCTGGATCACCGAACCGTTGGCAGGAATGCCGTGATTCGCGAAAAAAGGGGACTCCTGCGGCGCCAGCTTGAGATTCTGCACCAGCGTGGTGAGATAGACGGCATCGTTGAAGCCGTTCGCATCAGTGGCGATTGTGACCCACTTGCCGGATTCGTCTTGCCCGTACGTTCTCATTCGGTAATGCTCCCGTCGAAACTCGTTGTCGGCCCGCCGGTGTTTTGCCCACCGTTGCCGTTACTGTGCTGATGGGAATTCACCCAGGTAAGCAGCTGCTGCCAGCCCTCATGCATAATGGCCGGGCTGGTGCTGGCCTGACCATCCGCCAGGGTTCCGCTCTGGCCGGTCAACGACCATGAGCCATTTGTCAGCGTCAACACGGTACTGCCCACCGTGACCTTGAACTGCTCAGGCGTGGCAATCGTGATGCTCTGAGGCGTCAGTAGGAACGTCGTCTTGCTGCCGGCATCACGTATCGTGACGCCTTCCGGGCCATACAGCGTGAGCACTTGGCCGTCGACGCTCTCCCATTCCGTGTGACTGATCGGCAAGAACACCAGCGCGCTGAGATTGGCCGGCGGCGTGAGGTCGGCAGTACCGCCGCCCTGTCCGCTGGCACCGCCCAGATACGTATCCGCCGGGATGACGATCCCCCGATCCCCCGGCTGCATGGGATAGCGGATATACTGCGGCCCAAACAACGGGACGGTGACCTGTGGCAACATGAAAGGAATATCGCGCAGCAGGAAGGACACCGTGACCATATTCCCCGCTCGGCTCACCACCGAGGCCGGCAGCACCTTACCGGCCATCTGCATGGCGTCCGCGATTTTTTGTTCGGCGAACCGATGCATGTTTCCGGCGAAACTCTGTTTTTTTTCAATGCTCATGTTGCAGCCATTCCTCCCGTCGGGTGGGCCTCAAGCACCGTCACCCAACTGTTAGCGTCCGGTTGCCGACTGTTGCCAAGGAGCCGCACAGAAGAAACCAGAAAGTCACCGGTAAAGGCGGCATCATCACGGAATTGAGAATAGGAGGAGGCTTGTATCATCGGCCGTAGTTTTTCCGGCATCCGAATATAATCCCCCACCTGAATATCGCTGCGCATGACGCAGGGAATACTGACCGTGCCAAATTGCACCCACGTTGGTTGACCGACCAAATCGGTAAACGCTATCTGGATTGGATTTTGGTTGCGGTAACTGGCGCTTTTTTTTGAATCCTTGTCGATATGGTTGTCAAAATCATTATCGAAGACGCGGATCTCCTTACCATTCACCACCGTTATTTCTACGCCAGAATATTTATCATCCCTGATGATATTTCTGCTCAGCGATTTTAATTTTGCCGCCAGCTCGGACAGGCTGCCGCAAAACATGTTGCTGTCGTAGTTATTCACCAGCCGCTCGCTGATACTTATCGAGTAACGATAATCACCGCCCATGTTCTGGAAACATTGCGTCAATGCGACAGACAGTTTTATTCCCTTATTCCACGGCAGCGTTAAGTTGATGGGTGCCAACGGCGCGGGATTCACCGCAGAGACTGCCCCCGCCGTTACAATCAGGTCAGTCCGTAGCTCAGTGCCCTGCCAGTTTCCCAGCACCTGCCACACCGTTCCCTCCAAGACCAGCCCTTGCTGTGCAGGTTTTGCCAACGGCAACCCCTTCGACATACCCACCCACATTTTTATCGTCATACCAAACATGTTTTGTCTGGCCTGCTGCATATCTTTCGGGCCGATCCCCCAAATTGTGATGCAGCTTTGCCCTTTGGGTGTAGACTCGCCAAATCGCTGGATATCAAACTCAATCATTAAATTGCCGGGGTTGAAAACCCCATTTTTGACGCTGGAATATTGTTTGAAGAGTTTTCCGGGATTGCCGTCTTTATCAGGCGGGGTAAAAATCTGAATATCGTAATACCTCATCAGTTGATTACCTCTATTTGTCCCGATGAAGATCGCCACACCATTTTCGTATTCGTAAATGCCCCGATAAGCAAATTAATGTCGTAGCCCACCGGCGAGTCGATCATGGGTGTGGTTAGCAGGCGATTTCCTGAGTTGTCAGTAATATTGAGATACCAGCGCTGCGCAGCAATATTCCATTTGGTCTGGCAGTTATACACCTCGCCATCGAGCATCGGCGTGAAAATCATGCTTTTCTGCTCATTACCAGAAAACGGATAAAGTGTTGTGCTCATAAATTAAACGCCCCGCTCAATTTACCGATAAGCCCGGTCACCGCATCCGAAACACTGCTACCCAGGGAGGTATTCCCGAGTGCTGAAACCGTATTGGTCCAGGCGCTTTCCGTGGTTTTATCGCCGTTATCAATCTTGCTCAAATAACTGTTGATCGCCTGTTCAGCACCGGTTTCAGTTATCAGCGGCTGTTCAAAGTCCCACAACCATTGACGCTGCGGCAACGGATCATTCGAGCCAGTTACGTCCCGAACGGTGCGCAGGATGCAGCCGCTATAAATCAGCGACGGTGTGGCCACAACAAACGTGCCGCCAAGGTTGGCGTGCGCCTGCAGGACGGCTTGCAATGCGCTGAGCGTGACCAGCTTTGTCAGCGCGCCGGTATTATCATTCACTGGCGCATCCATCAGCATGGGAATACGCAGGGGCTGCGCCAGCAGCGCATTCGCGGCGACCGCCTGGTTAGCGAAGGGATAGCGGCCGATATCGTAATCCACCATGCTTGCGCCCTGCGCGGCGCGCCAGTGGCAAAAATATTTATCCAGGTCTGTCAGATTCGCCGCGCCGCCCAGCAGGTTGCTGACATAACTGGCGCTCTGCGTCAGCGCCACGATCGGCAACATCCCGCCAGGGATGCTCTGCGCCACGCCGTCGCAAAGGATCACCGGGGAGATTTCAAACCCCAATTTGTAGAGCTCGCGGGTAAATGCCATTAACCGAATCCTCCGAGTTGCGTGCTCGAGACAATCGCGCTGCCGCCGGTGTTGTTGTACACCACCACGCCTGCGCTGCTGTTTCGCCTCTGGTTATCCAGGATCTGCTGCAATATCTGATCGGTTTTACCCGATGCCTGTTGAGGGGCTGCCGCGGGCAGGTTTTGACGGGTTCCAGGACGTTCTTCCCCATAGGCAGCTGCATACTGCTCTTTCACGCTGCCGACCGCGCCACCGGCGTTATTGATTATCCGGGTGACTTTTTCCTCACTGAGGCGATTCCCCATCCCCTCCTTGACCGACATTGAAGAAATCAGCTGGGCCAACACTTTCGGATCGTTGAGGTTCAGCTTTTCAAACTCGGATCGGCCGGTTGCCTTGGTGACATGATCAATGTACGCCCGCGTGTTGTTCTCCTTCGGTGGCGCCCATTTGCCGACAATATCGTGGATGTTGTCGACGCCTCTGGTGCCATAAATTTGGAGCTGTTTGGCCGCCGCCAGCACCCCCTCATCCAGCGTGGGGAACACTGCAAATTTTCCGCTCTTGGTGTTCGCCGTTTGATACCCAGCCGCCGCGCGCAGATTCGCCGGGTTGTTGAAGCGATCGGCAATGGTTCTGCCCCTGGCGCTCACGTCCGCCGGACGCGCATCGACAGGCTCAACCTTGCCACTGGAGAAAAAGTGTTTGACGCCTTTTAGCCATCCCCAAACATGCGGATCGTCGTCAGTACCCGGCGTGTATGTCTGACCGCTCTGCGGATCCGTCCGCTTCTCGTCGCTGAGCATGGAAGAGTGAGATTTCACATCGTCCAGCGTGATATCGGTTTTTCCAGTTACCCAGTCAATCACCTTGCCGATCAGCCGCCCTAACCGCTCAACACCGGTCATGAACGATTCAACGTCGCTTTTAAACTCGGGCGAGGCCAGGTAATTACCGAACCGCCGGATGCCGTCTGCCAGCCCATCCAGCCATTTCCCCAACTCTGGGGATTTAAGGACGGTATCCACCGCGCCGGAGAAAGCATCGGAGAGTTTCCCCAGCTCAGGCGTCAGTGGCGCCAATCCGCGGATGAAGGTGTTTTCGATGCCGACTTTGCTTCGATCCAGCTGAATGTTGAAATCCTGCCACTGCTTCAACTGCTGGTCCGTCAGTTGCAAGCGCTGAGTATCCTTCTGCGCCTGCTTGGTCATCGCATCGATCTCAGCGTCGCTCATTTTTTTGAAGCGATTGAGATCGTCGAGGGTGAAGTAGTTGGTCAGACCGTAGGCTTCCGCGCCTTGCTGAGTGCTGCCGTTACGCACGAAGATATCGCGCGCGCTTTTTATCATCTGCGGCAACAGGGTCGCCGGATCCTGATTGGGGTTATCAATCCCCATCGCCTTAAACTGCCAGCGCTTGCTCAGGTCCAGTTGGCTATCCCGAATGGCGCCCAACGTGCCGACTGGGTTACCGAGCACCTTCTGGTAGTTCACCGCGCTGGCATTGAGGCCGCCAGCAGTGGTTCCCAGTCCCATCGATGTGAACCGCTGCGCAGCAGCAGAACCCGCCAGGCGGTTGATACCCCACAGCCCACCCGCACCGGCCAGACCAGAAAACAGCCCCAGCACGGCCCCCCATGAAAGCAGGCTCGTCGTGGCGTCCTTCATGTGGCCGGCCAGACTCTTCGCGTCCTTGCTGGCCTTACTCAGGAATTTGCGCGCGCCGCTGCTTTTCTTGTTGAACTCGGACTGCGTTTTATTGGCCTTTTCGAGATTGCCATTCAGGCGGTCGAGCCCCTCGTTAATGGACGCAACGGCGGCGATCCCTTCGTTGAAGGCCTGGGCTATGGCCTCCGTGCTGCCCAGTACCTTTTCCGTCTGCTTGGCTGAATCGCCGATACCCTGCGCTGCGCCTCGCCATTGCTCCGGCAGTTCTTCGAGCGCCTTCTGGTATTCATTGAATTTTTCGAGGAACGCCTGAAATTTCTCGTCCTGAACATCAATTTCAACAACGGATTTAGCTGCCATTGAAATAGCCCTTCTGTCTTATTTCTTCCAGAATGAACCGCTGCCGGAAATGGAGCGGGCTTTTGTAGTCGCCAAAATCCAGTTCCCGGCAGAGTTCCCGGAACCCCTCACAGGAGGCCCAGGTCAGGAGGGAATGTACGACAGTTCCTGCGGGGCTGGCGGGGTCGGGGTATCGGTAGCCGTCTTCGACTTCGGTAAAGAATCGCGAAACGCCGTAGCGTTCAATGAGACGAGTTGCCCACTGTACATTTCGAGCGTTTTCCCCACCGTCGGGGCGATCAGGCTGGCTTTCTGAATAGCAGAGGAGACCATAAAAAACACCACTTCGCCCTCGACCTCGCGGTATTCATCCGGCTCGATGATCGCCTGCTTAAACGCTACCTCTAGCGGCACAGGTCGCCATACGCCGTTATCGTTGAAGATCACGGTGGTCAGGCGCTGAATATCATCAACAAGCGTCGGCGTATCCGCGGGAATGTCCCCGATATCCTGCCGCGCTTTAAGAATATTTCTCAGCATCATCGCGGCCACACGCGGCGCGGCGGTCGCACCCACGGATGTGAAGAAGTTGTGGAACATGTTCCCCAACAACACGCAGTTCTCCTGCACCACCTCATATGGGAACGGCACAACGTGCAGGTACACCAGCGATCCGTCCTCGCGCGTAATCGTGCTGACGAAATTCAGTTTTCTATCAATTTTCATACCCATCAATCCCACATCTTGTCGTTGGTGGTCAGGTAGCCGGAAATGGTCGCAACAAAGCCGGCATCCGTACCGTTGAGGGTGATTTCGTTAAAATTCACCAGGTAGCAGTTCAGAATGGTGTAGTTGCCGAAAGTGGTAGCATCTGGCGTAACCACCACCTCCCCCAGGGCGGTGTCGGAGGCAAACTGTCGCTGATAGCTGGCGGCCAGCCCCTGCGTTTTCAGCAAATGAACAGTCAAGGTCACCTGCTGGTAAGGTGCCTGGCTGCCCACGGTGCCGGTCATCGTGGGGATAATGTCAGTGGCGGCGGTATCCGGCCGCATGCTGATCCCCTCTTTGCCCAGGAATGACGCCGTGACGTTTAACGCCGGCTTGTCGGTAATGCTCACCGCGCCCCGGACGCGGTTAAGGAATCCCTGCGGAACTAATGGATTTGGCATTTATTACGCCCCCACAAAATTGGTTACGTTGAGGTTGAAGGTGATGGACTCGAAACCACGCTTCGGTGTGACAACCGCACTCAGGCCGCTGTATTTCCCATCGGCGTAATCGGACGGATTCAGGCTGGTGTAGTTGGCGAACGGCACGGCGTTGATCACCGCGCTGCCGGCGTAGGTGCCTTTCTCGTACTCTTCGTTGAAGACGTCCTGGCTGAGTTTCGTGTCGATCACCTGGCCGAGGATCAGCCCATAGCTGATGCCAGATCGTAGCGTTTTTAACCCACGGCGCTGCAAGCGGTCGATGCCGTTTTGCTCGTAGTAAAGCGGGTTAACGGTGGTGTTGGAGCCGTTGATCACCTCATTCGCCAGATCCATCTCCAGATTGATGGCGCACCAGGCCACTGCATACCAGTAGTTGAACGGCATGCCGTCCAGCATATGGCCGGCGACCAGCATCTTGTTGCTTAAACCACCCTCGGCCGCCGTGCCGATGTAGTTGATGTTGCTGTCCTGCAGGGATTTGAGCAGCTTGCCGTTCCCGGCAGGCGGATAATCCGTCACGCCATACATGAAGCGGAACGCCATCGGCGGCACCATATTCGACGAGCTTGGATCGTTGGCCAGCGACGACTGGAACGGTGCAGCCATCGAAAACTCGGTAGCGCCAATCCCCGGAGCTTCAACGCCGGCGAACACATTCGGGTATTTACCCGTCGCCCACGCTTCATAGGTGGCAATGGTGGTGGTGACAAAAAACTTCACCAGCGATCCCGGCGAGGTGTAGTTGTTCGCCAGCGTCTTGAATGTGGCCTCTTCGTCCCATTCGCGGGGAACCAGGTAGGAGAAGAATTTTTGATAGGTGTTGCCCAGCGAAATATCTTCGTCGATAAACTTGCTCAACGCCTTGATCGCATCTGCGGCGCTAAGTTCGCCCAACTCCAGCACATAAACCGCGCGGCTGCTCCCCTGCGCCCAGTAGGTGGTATTCATCTGCTGAATTTCACCGGCGGCTACGGAAAGCACGGTTCCCATCTTTGTTGCGGTACCCGGATTGCTGCTTAACGTATAGGTAAACGCCTTGTCGCCGGTCACCGTTGCGGTAAACGCGCCGTTGTATCCCTCCGGCTCCACACCGGAGATCACTACCGGCACGTTGTCTCCGTTGGCCCAGCCATGCGCTGCGGGTAGCGTCACCGTGACGGTATTCGTTGCCCAGGCGATTGCCGTGATCGTTTTCGCCGGCGCGACAATCGTTTTCAGGTCGTCTTTTGACGTCAGCAGCTCGTAACTGCCTGGTGCCAGCGTCGTCCCACCGACAGAGACCAGCGCGCCGGATTTCAGCAGTTGGCTCGGCTTCGGTGGGTTGGTGACCGATACATTAATATTCACTATGGCCATTTAATTATTTCTCCACATAAATGGACGGGATGGCGGACGTGATCAGCTGGCGGGCGACATTCCTCATCCGCTGCTGATAGTAATTGACGCGAAATTTAATCTTCTTCCGCATGGCGATGATGTTGAGCTCGTTTTGCGTCACGCGCTCATCCTGCACCACGGGAATATTCATCACGCCCATCTCGGCATCATCGCTGAGCGTGTATTGCTGGACGTAGCGGAGAAAGTCCTCTACGGATGCATTGCGCAGACCAGTTACCGAGATCGTGACATCCTCGGAAACCAGCTGGTACTGGTTGGATTTTTCATCCAGGTAAAAAGCGCCGGCGACTGGTACCGGGTCACTGCATTTCACCGTGGCATACGGTGGCGCCAGGTTCTGCATTGACAGCATGGCCGGAAACATCGGCATGTATTGGTTCAATGACAGCCAGATAGGCAGCGAACTGGAAACCACCACATCCGCCAGATCGATATCGGTCGGCGAGTTGATGATCTGCGACATCATGTGCGGGTAAATGGCGTGCCCGGTGTAGTGGTATATGTTGGCGGGTTCGTTCAACCCGGAACGGCGGGAAAATGCAAACCGGATGCCGTAGAACTCGCCGATGTAGAGCACCTCAGAGCCAATATCATTGAAGGGATCGATATCGGCCTGCGCGGTAAACGTCACCACGTTTTTGTCGTAGAGCTGCTCCTCATCCTGAATGCTTTCCGTTGTCAGGTGCAGGTAGCCTTTTACGTCCTTGGTATCCGGTTCACTGCCCGGATCATCGGCAATTGACGCCTTTACCCAAAACACGAAGCCATCCAGCGGAAGCACTTTCCTGATGTACTTCGTGAAGGTGACCACCTGAAAGCGGCTCAGGTCGTCAAGCCCCTGCGTCAGTGTGGCGTTAAGCTCGGTTTTCGCATTCTGCTGAAGTTCACTCAGGGAAGGCATTTAACACCCCGCTTACCCAGGCGCGCATGGCTGCCTGATAATTTCCTGTATCGATAAATGATTCTCGCGGATCGCCCCTCTTATTTTTGAAACGCTTCGAGATGCCAAGCAGCGCGCGACGGGTAGGAACTCCCGGCATTCCGTTCATCTCGCCGTTATCCAGAAAGGCCACGAACAAGTCGTGGATCCGCGACATGGATTCTGCAAGCGGGTCCCTTGATGGCGGTGCGCCTGCCAACATGTTTTCAAGATTTGCGGCGAGGTCTTTACTCATCAGCTCGGCAATGTCATTGCCATACCGATCGAAGAAGGTCTGCATAATCTGGTATTTTTCCTCCAGATATACCGCAACGTCGCTGGTTGTGGTGTTCTCATCCCCGTAAGGAATATCGATAACACCCAGATGAAAGGTGATCATGACAACCCCCACAGGCTGCCAAACTGCTCAGCAATCATCAGATAGCGCCGGCCATACGGGTCTTTAAGCATCTGGAGATCTGCCAGAGACAAGTTTTTGAAGAAATCTGGCACCAAACGCTGAGAACTTGTTGCGTTATCACTGGCCCCGGTAATAACCCCAGCGGTGAAATCATTGAGGCCATATATCTTCCTGAATTCAGCAAACACGGGTTCAGTGCCGTAGTTGACCAGGAAAGACGCGCCGAGGTTATACACAGCAACGGTGTACAGGTTCGGCATAACGCACGCGATATCCGAGTTAACCCATTCGACCGCGCCGCCATAAGCCAGGGAAAATGACGGAGAGTCGTCGGGAACCTGTTCAGCAGTTACCTTCATGTCAGTTCGAATGAATTCAATAAATCCCGACAGGCTCGTTGTCATTTTTTCTTGTTCCCGGATTTTTCAGTCACGATGGTTTCGTTAACCACGTCTGCGTCTTCGTTATCATCGCGGCCTTTCGCCTGCTCTGCGCTGACCTCCATTTCACCGGAATAACTGGTACCGCTATCACGCAATGCGCTGTCAAGCGCCGCCACGGATGCCTGGCGGCGTCCGTGCGCACCACGGGTCAAGTGAATGTCGTTATCACGAATGGTCTTCTCGATTACCGCCGCAGATACGGGCTTGTTAAGGCTGTAGCACAAGCCAACAAATGCCTGGCTTTGGTCGATTCTCGTTGAGTCGATCAGCCCATACATCTGGTGATGCTGAATAACTGATTCCACCTCTTCAGTGGAGCCGTCCAGCACCATCATCTGATCGCCGTGGTTAATCGGGATCTGGACAAGCCGACCGGTCTCCAATTTGCGGTAAGCAAAAATTTGGCGTTGTTTGGTGGTGTTAGCGATGAAAAGTTTCATTGGTTACCTCATAAAAAAGCCCCTGCAGAGTTTCCCCGACAGAGGCTTAACCACTACAAGAATGGATCAGGCGCTGTAGGCCATCGACAGGATAGTGATGGCTTCCGGGCGGACCGCCCAGCCAGCGGTAGATCGCATTTCGGACAGAACATCAATGGCGCCACCAGCAATCGGTGTCGGAATTTCACGCGGCGCGGCCATGTCGCAGAACATCAGGGCGTTCGCAGCAAGAGACGGGGTCAACTTGGCGAATTCGTTGGTGTTAACGGTGGAGTTAGCCATTGGCACCTCAACCTCCGGGATGGTGATTACCACCGCATCAGTGCCGCCCGCACCAGCGCCGATTAAGGTGTCGTCATACACCCAGTCAACCTGGACGTTTGCCCCTTTCAGCACTTCTTTTACCGTGTTACCCACGGTATCAGTACCGCCGCCAGGACGTTGGTAAGAAGTCAGCTGCACGATCTGCTGAATCTCCATTGCACCGAGAATACGCTGAGGACCAAGGATAACGACACGCTGCTGACGACCCAACTGCATGGTACGGGTCATAGCGGCCTGAACATGGCCCAGCAGATACACAGCCATCTGGCCGTGATCATAAGTCAGCACGGTGGTGTTGTTGTTGCTGTCCGGAGGCAGAGACTCGGTGGTGGCACCAGCGGTATTCAGTAGTCCCTCACCACCGGCGGGGTTCATACCGTACAGCAGAGCGGAACGGAGCTGCTGGAAGATGCCTTGGCGCATACCGAGGCGCTGGGCCTCCGGCAGAGCAAAGTTCCAGTTACCGGCCGCTGCCATGTCATGGTGATCGTAGATACCACGGCAGCGGAACAGATAAGTTGGGGTAGAAATCATCTTCGCATCCAGCGCCACACTTGGAAGCTGGTTGCCGTTTCCAGACTGGCTGGAGGTGGATTGGGTACGGATATCCAGTCGGCGCATGTAGACGTACTGGTCGCCAACGCCGAGGCGAACTTGCGGGTTACCGCTGGCGATGGTTTCAAACGCACCTGATGCCTGCTGGTAACCGAGGATCATCTCCGGCGCAATATACGACGGATTGACGATGGTGTAGCTGGGGGTAATTGCAGCCATTTAATTCAGCTCCCGATTAAAGTAAGACCAGCGCGCAGCTGTCGGTGTTATTCCAGGTCAGGAAACCCGTCTTGCTGTCATAGCTGACAGTCTTTGAGTTTCCTGATTCGATGGCGATCACTTTTACCGGCAGCGTGATGTCGGAAAGCGTTACTGCGCCCAAAGTGCCCTGCGTGGTTGCTGCGCCACTTGGTGCAGTCGCCGGGGCATAAGTGAAGGAGGTCGAGTTTGGAACGGAAACCACAACAACGGTGCCGTTGTACGCAGCAGGCGCCACGCCGCTGATTTTTACGTACTGGCCAGCGCTCAGGCCGTGGGCTGATTCGGTAACGGCTGTTGCCACACCAGCAGCATACGTCACAGCGGTGGTTGCGATATCAGCACCGGCAAAACCCGCCGCTGCTGCGGTGGTTAGCTGGTTGTTTACAAAGTCCCAGGCCAGAGCCGTCTTCACGGGTGCGCCACTGGTGCCCAGCGCAACAACCTGCGCAGACGCTTTCAGGGGAACACGCATGTTGGAGCCGAGACGATAGTACGACACGCTCATACCGGATGCGTACAGTGGCACCGGTGACTGTGGTGTGGTCAGCCCATTGTGCGCCTGATTGAACACGGTGAAGCCTTCCAACTCGGCGACTGACGCAGCGTGGCGGATTTGTGAACCGCGCGGACTAGAATGCGTGCCTGGCAGAAGTTCAGCCACCGGCAGACCGCCCCACAGAGGTTTAGTTTCCGTTGCCGCCACGGTGCCCGCGGCCAGATTAAAGCGGTTAGCCGGGTCATCCAGAGCAATGCCCTGGACATAACCGTCGGACTGCACGCCGAAGGAACCCAGCGCATTCGTGGTTGCCATCGGATTAAGAGATAAATTAGCCATGCTTCAGAGCTCCCGTTAAGCCTGGTTGTTGAAACTGGTGACCTGACGTTTACCTGACTGGAACGGAGCCCAGGTAGCAGCAGGATCGCCTTCGAATGTGCTTATCTGGCGGCCGGTCGCATCAGCGCGTTTGATTTCACGCAGCGTGCCAGGGCCGACAGACAGGCTTGCCGATTTTTGCGCATCGGCATAAATCTGCTTTTCAGCAAATCCAAGCAGCGCGGAATCAGCGATTGATGACAGATCGACGGCCTTAAAGTCCGGCGAGTGTTCCTGTAACTGGATCATCAGACGGCGACGGTATGCCAGTGGCTTTTCGCCAGACAGCGGGACCGGCGCGCGTTTGCCAAAGCAGGAGAACACGCTGTCAGCCTTCACCTGCGCGTCAGCAACCTCGTTACGTTCTTCGTCGCTGAGTTCGGTTGGAATGCGGGAGCGCAGATCAGCAATTTCCTGACGCAGTTGAGAATCTGCCTTTTCTTTGGCCATGCGTTCGGCCTCTTCAGCATCAGCCTTTTCTTTGGCCTCAGCGTCGGCTTTTTCCTTGGCGGCCGCTTCTTCCGCGTCGGCTTTGGCTTTGGCTTCTTCTGCTTCTTTCGCCTCAGAATCAGCCTGTTCTTTTTTGGCTGCCTCTTCGGCATCCGCTTTTTCCTTGGCCTCTTTCGCCTCAGAATCAGCTTTTGCCATGCGGGCATCGATCGCTTTGTTGATAAGCGCTACGATTTTTTCCTCGTCCATCTTTTCAGCCTCATTTGGAATGGAATCAGATTTAACACCAGTAGGGGCAAGGAGCTTGTCCCATACACCCTGTTCACAAATTGCAACGTGGTCGAGCAATACCGGGGAACCTTCCACCAATAGAGGCTGACCGTCGATTTTGATGATTGAGTCCTGCATTTCGCTATACGTGACGGTTGGCGAGGTGCTTAACTGCTTGGTCGCCATAATTCCGGCGGCTTCGGCGTCATACACCCGGGCAATAGCCCAGACCTCGCCATTATCGGCAACCCAACTGTTCGTCAGGGTGCCGATAACACGCTTCGCAAATTCATCGCTATCGAGCTTGTTTTTCTCCGGGTGCAGCCAAATTAGTGGTACACCGGCAACGCGCTGGAGAAACTCAGGAGTGAGATAGTCATCCGGGTTACGGAATGCCATCTGTTGATCTGCAGAGCGCCAGGTAACCCCCGTTCCGGTCACCCGGATGGCGAACATCCACATGTTGATAAAGTATTGCGGGCTGCTTAATGTCCCATCAGCGATGAGTGCGGCCACTTCGGTTTCATTGAGTGCCTGCTGCGCCAGCATCTCAGCAAAAGGCTGATGAAGCGGCTTAGGCAGATCGTCAATATGGAACCACCCGGCGGCCAGCGATTCGTCGTTAAGCTTCGCTTCAAACTGCTCCGGCACCTCTGCGCGAAATGTCAGGTAATCACCGTAGACGCTGTGCGGATTCAGCGGGCCATCGTACTGATACCCCACTTCCTCCAGCACTTCGCGGCGCGCAGCATCAATAGCGAGCTCGCCCGGTTCGACCGTGCCGCCAGGTTGACACCACGTTCCATCATCAGAGCGCTGGATCAGGAAGACGAACTTACCCTGACGGAACATTATCCCGCTGCCAAAAATAGCCACGTTTTAATGCCCCTATGCTGCTTTCATTGACTCCATGAACTTGTGACCCTTCTGGGTCAGCATGTATTCAGGAATACTGCGGATGTTGTAGATGTAGGTCACATAGCACTGGCAGAAAACCTCTTCACCAGGCTGAGTGATTTCATCGAGATACCCGGCAGGACCGGCTTTCACATACCCGTTTTTTTGCGCCCAGTTCCCGCGAATCAGGTAGTACAACTGATCGCGCTCCTTGTGGTCTTCGCGGAAGTCATAACCGGGCCTGCGCCAATGGCTGTGCCAAATCGCCGCAATCGCGTTATTACTCGTTGCGATCACGTTATCAATGTTGGCTATCAGCTTGCGGTTCTGGTCGATCATCACGCGACGCGCTTCATAGTCCACCTTCTCGGCAGCCTTCTGAATATGATCCGCTGTTGCCCGCATCGTCCCCTGAATGCCAGACAGCGCGATGCTATCGGCAGAAGGAATGCTGCTGGCCCAACCGCTAAAACGCGACAACGTTGTGTCGATAGCTTTTTTGCGGTTGAGCTGGATAAGGTCAGCGCTGGACAGGATCCGCCTGTCGAGTTCAGTCCTCAGTTTTGGCTCTAGGTAGTTGAGCGTAAAGCGGGATATGCCCTGGTGCCGTTTCAGCGCGCCAGCGCGACCAACCTGCAGATCGTACGATTTAGTCAGGTTCCGCGTGACCATCGCCATATAGTCGTCCGCCGTTTCACTCTCGGCAGCCTGCCGGATGATGCTCTGCCAACGCTCCAGCTCCTCGCGAGACGTGTAGCCGTTGCGAAGAAAGAACTTCACTGCCTCACGAACCGTTCTTGTAAATGTCCTCATAGCATCATCCCACCGCCCGGATCTTCAGCCTTCGGTGGCTCTGGCGGCGGATTATCTTTTAGCGAGTCGTAATCGAGGTTAAGCCGTTGAGGGAAGAGGTTCTCGTTAGCGTTGGCGTTTTCACACGCCCACTCGATCAGCGTTGCGCGGTTTTCGGGGTCAGCGGTGAGTTGCGGCAGTATCGATTCCAGCATGCTGACGATGGCCTTAAAGCGCGTTTCGTCTACCTTCACCTTTTCGCTCTCTGGCTCCTTGAGGGAGGACGGCCAGCGGTATTCGAAGTTATTTATCCACATCGAGAAATACACGCTGTAGGTGTTTTTCAGTTCCGGGAAGTCGGCTCGCAGCGACTGGAAAAACTCTATGCTCCATGCCCGGTACTGGCATACACGAATAAAGAATGCATAAAGCTGATCAAGCCATTCACGGATGTTGTCGATGTACACAGCAACGGCACGCGCATCTTCAGTGCCTTCCCCGAAGCCCTGGGCGAACGTCTCAGAGTTAAGAATGATCGCCGGCATATCAGCGGCGGCGGCCACGTTCTCCAGAATGTGCTTACGGGCAGAGTCGAGAGGTTTTTCCAGGTTGCTCAGGTCGATTGACTCGATATTATCTTTGTCACCGATTTGCAGAACTTCTCCCGTTTTCCCTCTTTTCAACATCATGCGCTTAATGCCGCTTAGCTTCTGCATCATGTTGTTGACGACGGAGCTTGGCCCCTGAATTTTTGTTACCAGCAACCCGCCCTTCACGGCCACCATGTCATCAGTGCGCATGGTCTGGATGAAGGATTTCAGCGGATAAAGCGCGCGTTGGTAGACGCTACGCCCGGTGAATCCGAATGCCGCCGGGTTGTAAGCCAAATAGATCGGGTCTTCGTTTTGCACGACGACACAGCGCGATTTGTGATATGGCTTTCCGGCAACTCGAATGCCATCGACTTTCTGAAAGTCCTGCGCATTCGGATCCTGATTCAACACGATGCTGCCCGCGGTGTTCAGCGGGTCGAGGATATTAAAGCTGACGTTGTGTTTATACAGCGTGCGGTAATCGAGCGATTCATTCGGTTCCTGGTTATCCACCAGCATTGCCACCGCCGACACACCGTAAATTCGGGCAATCCGTGCAGCGTTGGCAATGTGCTGATTAGCTCCCATAGCTTTCCATTCGCGCTCGAACGCATCGCGCAAGCGCTGCTCAAGGCCATACGACAGAGCAACATGCACGGTGCGCGGTTCATTCATCGCCATCTTAATGGGACGATCCACCATCTTGCCGCCCAACGGGTGGTAGAGGTAGACCGTTTTGCAGGTCTGATAGCCCGCCGTTGATCCTGGCTGAATATCATCGCTGTCCAGCAATGCCATCAACTCTGAATGAGAGCAGCTGCCGATTTCGAAATCATCTTCGTTCATTGGTTTTCTCGTCAGAAGCCGTCGCCATTGCCTAACCCAAGCGCGACGCCATAGTTGAAACAGTCAAACAGGTCATCGTCCTGATTTTCTTCGCCAATGATGAACTGGAGCACTTGCGTCAGAAGATGGTTTTTCTTCGACTGCTTGTATTCCACCAGCTTGTCATAGGCGTATTTCGAGATGCGTACTTTCCCCGACGCAACATACCCGGAGATATTGATGGCGCGGGACTCTTTGGGCAGCGATGTGAGCTCGCTATCGATTGGGTGAACGTTCCAGCCCTCGTTGGCCCCTTGCTGCAATAGCGTGATACCGGTGGCCTTGTCCTCGATAAACAGCCCAGCCGTGCCCATACGTGCCAGACATATTTCGCTGAGGTGTTTAGCTTTTCCAACCCACTGCGGCACTATGTCTTTCAGGAAATACCCGTCAATCTGGATAATGTCCCAGTCAAGAATGACCAGGCAGGGCGTTGGGAAGTTGCTAAGTGCGAACCAGATGCAGGCTGAACCATCGTTCTGTAACTGGCCTTTCTGGGCGCAATCGACAACGCCATAGACGGTATCGCAACTCGCCGGGTAATCGACCGGAACGCCGTTCTCCAAAAGCCATTCCATCTTGAAGAAGTTTTGCCCTCGCCAATCGACGAAATCAGCGTTGTATTCCTGCTGAACCACCATCGGCGGACGACCGGCGATTATTCGTGCCAACGCCTCGGGGTTAATGGTCGGGTTCGCTGCGGTAGGTGCGTGGTGCTCTTCCCACCCCATCGATTTATCGTTGCAGGCCTGATAGAAAAAGTTCTCGTCGTCCACGCCCTTCGGCGTACCGGCCATCACAGCGTCGCCGTCATAATCGAGCAGCGTCGGCTCTATCGCCTGTTCCCAAATATCACGCATGCCCTTTTTAACCAGGCTGCCTTCGTCGATGATGACTTTGTGATATTTACGGGAACGGCCAGCGTCCGGGTTGTCCAGCGTCCAGAATTCAACCTGACCACCGCCGATCGTCTCAATTATCGAATCCGTCTTGCTGGAACTGGTTGTGATCGGCTTGAGCAGATCACGAATGGCCTTAAACGAGGGCAGTAGGATTTTATAGGACGGCGCAAACCAGCCCACGCGCATCTGTTTTGCCGCCCAGTTGCCGCCAGCCTGCTCTAACATGGTGGTTTTGCCAAAGCGGCGACCGGCGCGGATCACTTTCCGCTTCGCCGGCGAGCGATAAATTTTCTTCTGCCCGTCATGGAACGGCAGGAACGTGATCGTGTGTTCAGTCGCCATCGGGAGAATTCACCAGGTTGATAATAATTTGAGGCTCACCGCCCTCATTACTTTCTGCGGCGGCTTTTCCTCCTTTGGGCTGCATTAATTGAATCAGCATTTGTCGTGCCGATTTTTTATCTTCGGTTAAAACCTCAATGCCATTTTTGGTCTGCTTCACGCCGAGGAAATAAGCGTGCTCATTAGCGTCAAGGTCGCGGGTGTCCCCTATCAACAATTCCCCTTCGCCCTCGCCATTGCAGCGCGGACAATCCGGGTTAGGGTCAGCGTTTGTGACAAAGCCAAGGCCGCCGTATTCAGGCTCTGACCGTCCATCTTTCATTGCTTTTGCAGCGGCGCGGTCGTACTCCTGAATATCTCGCCATTGGTATAAATTATTTTCGCCCCAGCAGTGGCGGCAATTCACACGGCGGTATTGCGTCAGCGCGTTAGGGTCGGCCCGCGTTATCGCCACCAGCTGATCGACAATTTCATCAAGGTCTGCGGTGTAGCGTTCCCGGAAGCGATTTAACAGCGCCCTGATAGCCTTCGAAACCTTAACATTCCTATACAGCCGGCTGGCAGCAGCATAAGCAGCGTTGCCTTCGCACTTGTAGCCCGCTTTTCTATACGCCTCGACTCTGTTTTTTGTTTTTACGTACCAATAAACAAAAAGAGCGTGCTGGTCAGAAAGTCCGAATTCATCAGGATCAAATGCCAGATCAAAATCGTCCTCTGAGGATTTTTCTTCATTGGAAATTTTCCGGCGCGGCTGTTGGAAGCCATCAGGATCTTGCTGCTTTTTTTGGGGCGTTTTTTTTGGGGCAGAATTATTTTTTGCCCCGTTTTTTTGCCCCGCTTTTGCCCTTGCCCCTTTAGTACGCTTCCAGCCGTTTTTACCCGCCATGTAACGCAGGGCTTTTATCGTGATTCCGTGCTTATCCGCTACATCCTGGAGGGAAAGCACGCCAGCACAGAAATCACGCTCGATTGCTTTCCCATCAGGCTTGCTCATCAGTCACTGTCCTGTTGTTTCTCGCGCCTCAGCAGTTCTTGAAATGCTCGCGGATCTCCGCCTTTGGCTTTTCGGTATAACGCAGTCCGTATTTCTGCTTCTCCTTTTGCCCTACCTTTTCGAATGGCCTCGCGGAATACAGCAATCTCCCCCGGCTCCCTTTTCAGTTCACCAAGGTCAATATCAAGCACGTCAGCAATTTGTTGTTCGGTCATCCGGCAAGCAGCCAGCGACTCAACCTTCCGATAAGGGATCATGCATCACCCCCGTTTTTATTCGGGGATGATTTCTGGTATTTCTCGTGCAGTATTTTTACAGCAGCGTTATTCCATGAGACTTTGTGGTGAATACGTTTGTGAATGGCCCCCATCAGTGAAATTTTTACGCATGACGGAGAAAACATCACCGAGTAAAAGCTTTTCACGTATGTACCTGAATCCAAGTACAGCTCTGTCATACCGCCGGAGTTAGTTTGCGTCTGCTTCTGCAATAGCTGGACTGCCCCGACGGTCATGAATAACTCACCCCGGCGGCCAAGGTTCGTATACGTATTTACGTCTTCGTTCACTCGCCCCATAAAAGCGAATGGGCGGTCTGTTGAGCAGATGAAGCTATTCATCGCCTTACGCTTAAGCCACGCCGCATTTTTATCACCGCCACTTCCGAGAAAATCGCCACCTTGAGCCATAGCGATCGACGCTGCGGGGATCGACTCGTAGTACGCCAACATTTCGCACAAGATGGCGTCCAGATCCTGAATGAGCGTATACCCAGCCTCCAGGTCTTTACCTACGCGGAATTGAAAGGCGGTGTAATCGTCATCCAGTTGGATGAAGTATTTGCACCCTACTTTTTTCGCAAGGTCGAAACAGGCGTTGCGGGCGTAGAAAATTGAACGCCGATCGCCGAAGTTGTCAGCCTCATCAAACCGACTGGCAATCTCCGATTTCGAGAAAGTAAGCACATTGTTGCCGAATTGCTCAATGTACTGCTGACGGGTTTTATCCTCGTCATCGATAACGATATAAACTTTCCCGGTGTATCCTTGTTTCCTCAACTGCCGGTAGGTATAAATTTTATCGGGCCGGCCATGCGTCAAAATAAACGCGCAGAAATCCTCACGCATCGCCGTTCTCCTCATCACCGTACACGATATCAACCATGTTTTTGGTCATGTGGACGAAACCATTCTCGATAGCCTGCCCGTAATCAATGATCACCAGGGCGGACTCTTCAAACAATGCCTGGATCTCCGCCGGTGCATTGGCGTAGTAATCGGCAATTTTGTTGAAGTTGAAAACAGTGTGGCGTTCTGCTGCGCACATCAAAAATGCTGCAAGCTCCTTGGGAAGATCTGCAGCCTTGATGTTCTTCAACAGGCTTCGCGTTTTTGTCTCATCGTACAGCTCAGAAATGGCCGGCGTAACTTCCGATGGTTCATAAACCGGCGTGTCGATTTTTGCTGTATACGGATCATCGCCCGTTTCCTGCGGCTCGTCATCCGCGAATAAAGCATCCAGCTCTGACTCATCAAAGCCAGTTAGCGAAATATCGAAATCCGCATCCAAGAGATCAGCCAGCTCCAGACGAAGCATATCGTCGTCCCAGCCTGCACTCAGTGGCAATTTATTGTCAGCGATGCGATATGCCTTTTTCTGCTGGTCATTCAAACCAGCCAGAACGATGCAAGGAACCTCATCAAAAACCAACAGATCAGCCGCCATCACCCGGCCGTGACCGGCGATAATCTCACCGCTTTCATCGATCAGCACCGGGTTTGTCCAACCGAACGCCTCGATGCTGTCAGCGATTTTACGCACCTGCTCGTCAGTATGCGTACGGGAATTTCTTGCGTAAGCAATCAACGAATTGAGCGATCGATAGACAATCGCCAGCGCCGATTGATTTTTTTCTTTGGTCATTTCAGAGGATCCAATACTATGGCCCTGCTCTCGAGAGCAAGTGGGCCTTGGTTCATACTCATCATGACGAGTGTGTGGGTATGAATGGCTGTCGGTAGCTCCAACTACCGATGGCCGCCCACCTTCCTTTAGAATTTTCTGCTGACCTCTGGAATACCCACTCGGGAATACCGCCAACCACCATCTACGAATACAGATCGTTTATGCTGATTTTCTTTGTGGCCAACGCAAAAATTCAGAACAAAATAAAAACCACCAGCAGATAACGGTCAGGGTGACCAGGCAGGATCCGCCGGTGATTTTGCTTGCGCATTATCGATGGCCCTCGTAAAGGCCACCTGTAATGCTAATCTTTCAGATATCCGTCAGTGTTGACTACCGACTCACCCATTAGCAGCTCCGCTCTATTGCTGGTGACTATGGCGGTGTGATGCGGATGTACATTTTCCGCCAACCATCTGATTAACGGCCTGGCTGCATCTTCGAAACTCCCAGTAGCCCACGATTCTCCACAATCTTCATCACTACTGTGCGGTTTGTCTTCCATTCTGTTTTTCCTCGACGGCTACCCGCCATTGATTAAGCGTGGCCACCTGGCCGGCGCAGATTGATAAAGCTGTTTGGAGTGCAAGCGCATGACTGCCAATGTCGCCCCAGGTGTCGCCTTGTAACGTTGGCACCTCGCAAGGCTTAAATACGGACTCAGGGGGCAACAGGACGATAGGCTCCGGTGGTGGCGGTATCCTTTCCGCGCAAGAGGTCAAGAACAGCGACAGGAGCACCGCGGAGAGCACACTCGTCGTTTTTAATGGCATCCTCATACTTCCTCTGGTAGATTTCGCCCCGCTGGCGCAGCTGCTGCTCTCTCCGTTGCTGTTCGGCCATCATTGCGCGATTACGGGCGTCATCCGCGCGCAGTGTGGTGATCAGCCCTGCCTGCTGCGCCAGCGTCTTTTTCTGCTCTGCAACCTGCTGGCGTGCCAGCGCCAACCGGTGCGACAACAGCGAGCTGTAACCTCCGAGGCAAATTGACGCCACCAGCAGGAGCAGCATTATCCCGCCGGCCAGTTTTGAGAGCCAGGCGCTCATTTGTCCAGTCCCCAGCAAGCCAGTTCGGCCTCCTGATCGCGCCTTACGATCTGCCCGTAGCAGTTATTCGAACGAATGCGGCAATCTCGGCCACGGTCATATATCCAGCGACGGATTTCGCGACAGGCACCAATGCGGTCGCCGGCGTTCAGCTTTTTGTAAAAGGTGGATGTGAAGCACTTAGCAGGGCCGATGTTCCACGGACAGAACGATGCGATCCCGACTTTTTGCGGTTCGGTCAGCGTCACCTTGACGTTGCGATCCACCCAATCGAGCGCCTTTTTCTGCTCGACTGCGTCAATCTGTTTGCACTGCTCAGCGGTAAGGCGCTGGCCCTTAACGACCCTTTGGCCGTTGACCATCGTCACACCGCCGCAGATTGTCCAGATGCCGACACCGTCCTGGTATGCAGTCAGGCGCTGGCCTTCTTTTTCATCCTGAAACTGCGACATCATGACCGGGGCCGATGCGCCGGCAGCAATCAACGCCAGCATAGCGGCGCTGAGTTTGGTTTTTATCGAAGCCACTACTCGCCCCCTATCAGGTCAACGTCCTGCGCGCTGATGTTCTTGTTTGAGCGGTCAATGAGGTACATTTTCAGCAACCTTTCTCGCCGGCATCGGAACCAAATACCCACAACGCACCCGATGACAGAGCTGAGGATGCCGACGAAAATACCGATCACCATCCACTCACTGGGCGAGAAATAATTTATTGCCCCGAGCAGCAGGCCAACCAACCAGCCGCCATGCGTGGCACTATCTGCGATTTTTTCCGGCATGGATTTCATCCTTCCCCCTCGCCGGGGCTTGGCCCGTTCATCGGGTTGTAAAACGAAAAAGGCCGCCAAATGGCAGCCTGTAATTGACGCGAGTTCTTGGTTTGTAATTGTCGCTGGTGGATCACTACCGATGGAAAACACCACCAGCGGCTGAAATCTGACCCACTAAAACGCAAAAACCCCGGCGAGTTAAGCCAGGGTCAAAATAGGTGCCGGTCTTTCCCGACTGTCACTTCACATCAGAGGGGCGCACTCAAAATCCCAGGTGAAGGATTCGATAGTGCATATCAAACTGAATGCGCCTTTCTGAGGCGCTTCCCAGCCACTCCGGGGATCCCTTCATCGCAGGCTGAAAAGCATTTTCTGGAGCGGTCAGCGGGAATCGAACCCGCATCATCAGCTTGGAAGGCTGAGGTAATAGCCATTATACGATGACCGCATTGGTCCGCCATCGAGGCCTCGAACCCCGTACCTACAA